GTTTGTGTCGCTCTCGACGGTGGAAATTAAAGAAAGTCCCACCGATGCGGCGTGGACAACCGTGACAGCAGGCACGTATCTGCCCTTTCGCGGTGACCCGCGTTTCCCCGACTTTAACAAAACGCCCTACAACGGCGTGGCGCTGCTGGGCAGCGGACGCACCTCCTTCCCCAGCGGCAAACTGGAATCGGACAGCGGGACGGGATTGGCACAGGCGGTATTGGGTTATGGTCTGCCTACGGTGCGCATTACGGCGCGTTTTGGCTATGCCGCAAGCCTGCCGCCAAACGCCAAACAGGCGGTGCTGACACAGGCGACACGCTGGGTGAAACGCGGCGAAGCAGCCTGGGCGGACACCATCTCCAAGGGCGACATGGGGCAGTTACAGTTCCGCAAGGCACTCGACCCGGATGTGGCGGCGATGATCGTACAGGCGCGGCTGGTGAAACCAACGATTTAGGAGCGATGGATGTTTATTCAACTTACCAACACACACGGCGAAGACATTCTGGTCAACTCGGATCATATCCTTTGGGTTGAACCGATAGGCGGCGACCGCCCTTACCGCAAACTGCATCTGAGCAGTGGCGAACTGGCGGTGCGTCAAACGGCTGAAGAAATTGTCGCGCTGTGTCAGGTGGCGGCCATCAGTATTGAACCCGCTGAAATCGTCATCGGGCCGAGTGAAATCAAGGCTGATGTGTCGTTTGTGCAGGATGCGGCAGACAGCCCGGCGCAGACGGTAGCCGATGCTTTGCAGGCCGAACGGCGCGGGGGACGGGTGCGTAAATAATGGTCGCCAGCGTCAGGGAGATACGGGGCTTACGCGAGACTCAGCGCAAACTGGAACAGACCATTGCCGATTTGGAGGGCGATGCGTTTCTGGAAGGCTTGCGCAGCGCGACGCTGCTGGTACAGCGGGACGCTAAACGCCTTGCGCCTGTGGACACCGGACGCTATCGCGCCTCTATTACGCCCGAAATTCGCCAGCGCGGAACCACCATTCAGGGGATTGTGGGCACGAACGTGATTTACGCCCCGCCCATTGAAACGGGCAGTCGCCCACACCGTCCGCCTTTAAGCGCTTTACAAGTATGGGCACGGCGGCATGGCATGAACGCCTTTGTGCTTCAGCGTGCGATTGGCAGACGCGGCACGCGGGCGCATCGTGTGTTTGCGCGGGCGCTGGAACAGAACCGTGATCGGATTGTCGCGCTGGTCGGGGATAACGTGGCAAGGATTGTCAACCAATGACGATGACCATCACGCAGCTTACCACCGCAGTACGCGATACGTTAGGCGCAGCAGCGTCCATCGTGCAGGCACAGGCCGGACGCGAAATCAGCGAGTCCGTTCCCGATACGCCCATGATGCAGGTGTATCTGCAAAAGTATCAGGGCAGCACCAATAGCAACACAGACCGCACGACCTTTCGCGGCGGCAAACGGCACAAGCTGTACGCGGTGAATGTGGATGTGTATGTCCACACCCGAAGCACGCTGGGCGACGAAATGGCGCTGCTCGAAACGGTGCTGGATGAACTGATTGACATTCTGGAAGCGCAGGATACACAGCCCTATTTCGGGCTGGCAGTGATCAGCGCGTTTAAGGTCAATGACATTGAGCGCGCCATCATTGAAAACGCAAATCAGGAGTTTGCGGGATACCGCATTCCTATCGACTTTCATGTGATTTAGTGAGGTGTAGACATGGCAGATACAACTACCGCTTTTACCGCCTGTGATGTCGTTGTCGAACTGGATGACGCGGGCGGTACACTGCGCGATATTTCGGGCAGTTCCAGCAAGGTCGAAGCCAACTTCGACAACAACATTGGCGAATTCCGCACGCTGGGCGGGTCGCAGTGGAAAAACCGCCTTCAGTGCGGTAAGGATGCTTCGTTTAAGGTGACGGGGATCGCCTCCACAGGCACCAACGAAATCCGCGACATCATCCTGGCATGGTTCTTTTCCGGTTCGGGACTGCGCACGTTCCGCTTTTCTGAACCCGCTGGCACGGCAGGCTCCAAACGGTTTGCCGCCGAATGCGTGCTGAAGAGTTTTAAATTCTCAGATGACGCGTCAGATTCGAACCCCGTGGCCTATGAAATTGAGTTGCAGCCGTCAGGCGCTGTCACTATGACCGGTCTCTAGTAAAAGGGGCAAATTGCCCCTCTTATTTACTACGCTTTCCAGTCGTCTAAAATCACTTCAACATAAACCTCCCCGCCAATGATACGCGCGATTGCAGCTTCCAATTGTTCAGCGGTTGGGGTCATGGCGTCTGATTTCACATGCACAATTCGCCACCCATCATCCATAATGGATTGAATGCGTTCTCTGTCTGTATCAAGTTGATCCTTGTGCCAATACCACCCATCATATTCAATGCCTATGGCAATATCATTTCGGGAAATAGCAATATCCAGTGAATACTTCCCAACGGGAATATTTAATGCTCCCCCAAGCATTTCACTAATTGCGCGCTGAGGTTTTGAAACCTTTACCCCATTCACCATATCAAAACAATAAGGACACCCTACACCAACTCGCATCTGTACGTAAGTTGCTTCCCAAAGATGCCCCTTTGGACATTCAAATGTGGTCTTTGTTTTTACGCCGCGAACCTCCGGCCCTAACCATTTAAACCCACGACTTTCAGCGATCCACTGAAAGTCAGCGGGGGTGCGCATCACTGGTTCTGAATATTTGCCAGTTTTCCGAATTTCAGCACTACACACTGGACAATTTTGGCCCCGATAGACATTGCTATAGGTTGCGTAAAAACGATGCCCTTCTGAACATTCCCACCATGTTTTTTCTGAGGTTCGGGCTAACGTTTCTCCCATCCATCGAAACCCCCGACGCAGCGCAACAGCATGATAATGAGCCTCCGTTAACGCCTTCCCCGCGATTGTTCGTTTTCGCCCGCAAGCTGGACATCCTGACCCCATTTTTACACTTGTATATTGAGCTTCCCACTGGTGTCCACAGGTATTGCATTGCCATTTTGTGTGCTCGTGTGCGCTAATCGCTTTTCCCCCAAGCCATGTGTACCCGCGAGACTCCGCTAAAGCAATATACTCTTCAGCTTTAATACGATGAAATTCGGCAACTCTTTTTTGGGCACATTGATGGCAACCTGCTCCATTGAGAACAGTGTTGTATGCTGTCTCCCATTCGTACCCGCAGGCCTTACAGCGCCAAAGCGTTTTTATCTTTGTGTTACCAGAGTATTCTCCTATCCACTCCATGTTGCGTTCTTTGGCGAGCTTCTCATAAGCCTCCGGTTGAACACGGCGCGGTTGGGGAATGTTCTGTCGGTAACAAACAGGACAGCCCGTTCCTCTTGAGACGTTATTGTAGGTTGCTTGCCAAACATGATTCAGTGGACATTCCCAACTTGTAGGGTCTTGAGAGTGCAGTGGGAGTTTATCCCCACGCCATAAAAACCCCCGACTCAAGGCTAATGTTTTATAATCCTCTGCTGATTTGCGACGCGGCATGATATAATCCTTTTCGACTGTCTGAGCAAGATTGTCGCCACGCCTATGGTGTCTGTCGCACTATAGGCGTTCCTTTTAGACCCCCCTATTGTACCTCATTTAGCCTCAAATCTCAACTTAGATTTGCCATTCTGCGAACACTTGTGCTACAATACTTAAGACTTCGTAAAGAACGATAAGGATTAAATGCACATGCCTCAACGCAATCGTGAAAAGACGGTGAAATTTCCACTTCAGGGCGACGATGCCTTCATTAAGGTGCGGATGCCGACGCTGAAGGAAATGCAGTTCCTGCAAACACTGCAAACCGACTACGAAGAGACAGCGGATCAGGAACAGGCCGCGCGTAAGTTTCTGGCAGAATTTTTGCTGGAATGGAATCTGGTGGACGATTACGGCGTGGAACTGGCACAGCCGCACAGCAATCCCAACATCTTTGAACAACTGACGAACGAGGAAGTGAAGTTCATCTACAAGGCGCTGGCTGGACAGGATGAGCCGACCAAGGCCGCGAAAAAAAAATAGCGGATGATTATTTTGCAGCGCTGCTCATTGGCAAAACGTTTGAGGATACACCGTGGCAACTGACAGAGCTTTTCCTCTGCGAACGTTTCCACAAACTGCCCAGCGAATTGCAGAATGAGGACAGCGAAACGATCCAGTTTATGCTGGAACTGATGAACGTGCGCGCAAAGGTTGAGAACTTTAAGGCCAAACCCGCCACAAAAGCAGCGGGCGGCAAGGGGACAACGCTGGGGAGCAAGTAACGCTCCCTTTTTTGTTTTTGTGACCTAGAACATTTGTGTTATAATTGTTTTCAGCGTATGAACGCCTAGAGCGTCAACGGTTTATTAATGCAATCATGAGCGCCGCGAGTGCCTTTACTCGCGGCGTTTTTGTTTGGGGCAGGTGCCATGGCCAACGTGCTGGAAATCATCATCCAAGCGGACAATCAGGCGTCAGGCGTCCTCAGCACGGTGCTGGGGAACGTCGAAAGTCTGGGCGGTAGCGTCGCCCGGACTGGCATACAGATGGGCCTTGTTGCCGCGCCGTTTGTGACAGCACTGACCACTGCTACCTACGCTGCGGTTGACTTCGACAAAACCATGACGAACACCGCGGCGGTGTTGGGACAAACGCGCGAAGAAACAGCAGCACTTTCACAAGAAATCCTAGACATGGGGGCAACCTCCATTGTTGGGCCGCAAGCCCTGAATGAAGCCTTTTACGATGTGGTTGGCGGGGTAACGGATGCTGCCTCTCGTATGGACATCCTCGAAACATCCATGCACGTCGCCCAGGCGGGAGCTGCCGATATGGGCGCAACTACATCCGCAATGATTTCGGTGATGAATAGCTATAGCTTCAGTGCGGAACAAGCGGCATTTGCCGGGGATGTGATGACGCGCGCTGTCGGGATGGGCGTCGGTTCAATGGAAGAACTGGCAGGCGTGATGCCGATGGTCGCAGGCACAATGAATGCGATGGGCATTGGTTTCGATGAAGGCGCAGCACAACTGTCGTACATCACAACCAAAGGCTATAGCTGGAGTCAAGCCGGGACGATGATGAACGCCATGATGGGCGCGCTGATGAGTCCTACCGCTGACCTTGCCGATTTAATCCATTCACTTGGCTACGAAAGTGGTCAGGCGATGGTCGATCAATATGGATTAGCAGGCGCATATCAAGTCCTCGCTGAAGCAAACGGCGGCAGCGTAGCAGGGATTATTCAGAATCAGGAGGCTTTGCGTGGTGCTCTCGCCCTCACGGCAGATGGTTTTACCGAATACGCTGACACCTTCATTGGGGGCATTGAAGGCGCAACAGCGGCGGCAGAGGAAATTCAACTTTCATCTCCAGCAGCACAAATAGCACAGCTTCAAAACGCTATGGGGGCGCTGTCCATTGAAGTCGGCACGGCGCTGCTGCCCGCGATTAACGACATTGTGCAGGGCGTGCGTCCCCTCATCATTGGCTTTACGCAGTGGTTACGCGCCAACCCGCAGGTCGTGTCTACGGTGATTGCGGTTGTGGGCGCGGTGGCAGGCTTGGGCACGGCGCTGGTGGGCATTGGCGGCGTGATTAGCGGCGTGGCGGGGGTGTTTGGCGCGCTGCTCAATCCTGTGACGTGGATTATTGGCGCGATTGGGCTGCTCGGCACGGCGTTTGCGACCAACTTCATGGGCATTCGCGATGCGGTGGAACCTGTGATTACGGGGATCACCACAGCGGTTCAAAACTTTTTCAATTTTCTCAGCGGGGGCAGTGAACCGCTTTCCGCTTTAAGCGCGGCTATTGGGTTAGCCTTCGGCCCGGAAGTGGGCAGCGGGGTTGCCAACTTTGTTCAAGGCATTGTGACGGGTATTGGCGGGGTCGTTTCGTTCATCACAGGAACGGTGCTCCCCGCTTTAAGCCAACTCGTCTCATGGTTCATCACCGATGGCCTGCCTCTCGCTGTGAACTTCGTGACGGGCGTCGTTGTGCCTGCCGTGCAGGGGTTCATCACCACGCTCGGCAACATCTGGGCAGTCGTCGGCCCCGTGCTGTTTTCGCTCATCGACTGGTTCATCACCACAGGACTGCCAGCGGCGGTGAACTTCGTGCAGACGGTAGTCGTGCCTGCCGTCGAAGGGTTCATCGCCACGCTCGTTCGCGTGTGGAACGATGTTTCGCCCTTCCTTGTGAGTTTGTTCGACTGGTTTATCAATACCGGACTACCCGCGATTTCGAGTTTCATCACAGACACGGTTGTCCCTATCGTGCAGGACTTTATCAGCTTCCTGAGTGACCTCTGGTTAGCGGTACAACCGCACTTGGAAGAACTCTACAACTGGTTCGTAGTCGATGCGCTTCCGGCCATTCAGGAATTTATCGAAGGGCCAGTCACCACCGCCATTGAGGGGATTACAACGTTAATCTCCGGCATATGGGACGCTGTGCGCCCCGCGCTGGAAGGGTTTTACAACTTCTTTATCGACAACATCGGCACGATTGTGGATGTTGTCATTACGCCGCTCAAAAACGCATTCGATGAGGTGCTAAACATCGGCGGCGATGTACTGGAATTTATCGGTGATGCCGCTTCCCAATTTGGTGATTTTGTGTCCGGCGTGTTCGGCGGCGGGTCGAATGTAACAGCACAAGGATTGCCATCGCGCGACTCTGGTGGCATGGGCGTAGCAGGACAAGCCTACTACATCGGCACAGGCGCACAGCCGGAATTGTTTGTGCCGCAGACCGATGGCACGTTCCTCACCCCCGCACAGTACGGAGCAGGGGCAGGCGGCGGGGGCGGCATGACGATTAACGGGCTGACGATTAACGCCAACAGTTACGCCGAAGGGCAGGCGGCAGCAGACGGGTTCCAGACCCGCATGAGCCAGCTTGAAGAAGAACGACGCAGGAGAGGATAACCCGTGACGATTGCGCGTTTTGGCACAGGCACCAATACCTATACCTTTTACAACATCACCGCATGGAGCGATAACTTTGGCGCGTATGTGCCCAGCGTATCGCGCCTGATGGGTGTCTCCGGCGGGGTGTCGCAGTACGGCAGACGCCCTGCCCCGCGTGAAGTGGGCAACGTCAGCGTGACGACCATGCTCACCGCCACCAGTCCGCGCGATATGCAGACGCAGTTGGATAACATCCGTAAGATGGGATCGTGGGGTGTGCTGGATTTGTGGTTATACCCCGACGACCCGACACTGCCGCCGCGTTTCTGTTTTGCCACCACCAACGGCATCCCCGTGATTCACAACGCGGATCAGTTCAGCGAAACGCTGCTGTCGGTGACGCTGGCCTTTCAGGTGGCAGACCCGCGCTGGCTGTCGTGGCCGGGCACGCCCTGGTATTGGGACGATGGCACACTGTGGGGCGCGAAAAGCTGGGTGTCTCCGCGTTATTCGTCCACAAGCGTCAACGCCTCGACAACGATCTCACTGACCAACAACGGCAACACGCCGACGCCGCTGGTGATGCGTATCGCGGCCACCGCCGATGTCACCAACTTCGAACTGGGGCTGCTCAGTGCGACGGGGGCGGTGCTGAACGGCTTCCGTTATGAGACGACACTCGCCAGCGCCACCAGTGATTTGCTGACGGTGGATGGCGAAACGCTTTCGGTGTTACACGACCAGCGCACCGGGGCAGGCATCGCCAGCGGTTACAACTACTTTAAACGGTTGGGCGGCAACGGCTTTATCGCCCTGCCCCCCGGCACATGGTCACTGGATGTGAACGGGACATTCACCAGCAACGTCACCGTTGAAATTGACTATTACGATGCATGGAGTTAACTGATGACGACCAATTTTCATACCGACCTCAGCGCCGGAACCGCCACCACTGCCAGCGTCAACACCGCCGACGGGCAGCTTGATGACGCCATTACCAAGTTTCGTGATGGGGTCAACAGTTTTGTGCAGGTGAACGTCGGCACTGATACCACGCTGACCATTAGCGCAGGCGCGATTACGATCACCCGTTCACGCCACATCGTCGATACTGAGGCGGCGGTAGCAACTGACGACCTGACGGACATCAACGGCGGCGCGGAAGGTGATCTGCTGCTGCTGAGCATTGTCAACGCCGCGCGGCAGGTGGTGGTGAAACACAACACCGCCAAAATTTATCTGGCCTCGCAGACCGATTTCACCTTCACGGCGGTACAGGAACAACTGCTGCTGGTGCATGATGGTACGCGCTGGTGTGAAGTGCAGACCCGTACCAGCATCGTGACCACGCCCTATATCCGCGTGGAAGACCAGAAGGCCAAGGGGACTAACGGTGGAGCTTCTAGCGCAACTACATGGCACACCCGCACGCTGAACACCGAAGTACAGGACACGGGCGGCTACGCTTCTGTTGCTGCTAATCAGGTGACACTGGCGGCGGGGACATATGATATTAGAGCGAGCGCTCCGGCAGTGGCTTGCTCACAGCACCATCTTGTACTCTGGAATGATAGTGATGGCACACTTGCGCTAAACGGGGATTCTGCGTGGTCAGCATCTACTGACAGTGTTCAAT